CCCTTTGTATCATTACCAACAGCTTTAAAAGGCAGAATTGATCCTTATGAATTAGCTGTTTTATGGGTTTTACAAAGCTACTATCCTAATATATGGCCTTCTTATTCAACTATTGCAAAAGATGCAAAAATTGGTCGCAATAAAGTTGTTAAAGTAATTAAATCATTATGCGAAAAAGGTTGGTTAGAAAAAATTGGTAGAGTCGAAGATGGCCTTCAATCAACTAATGCTTATCGAGTTACAGTATGGCATGAATTAAAAGTTGAACCACCAAATAGGCAGTCTCTCACAAATACCACCACTCACCCAGAACTTCAAAACCCTAGTAAACAACCGCAGTACTTCTCAGATACTAGTATTTCTCAGATACCACCCCAGTCTTTCTCAGATACTAGGGGTAGTATTCGAGAGATACACGAACTAAAACAAGATAAACTAAAACAAATAACTAAAACAAATAATATATATACTGATGAATTTAATGATTTTTGGGATCAATATCAAAAAATTAAGAAAAGAGCTAGTGGTCAATCCAAAAAACTTACTTTTCAGCATTACAATAAACTTTCAAAAAAAATACAAAGTCAATTAAAACCTGCTTTATTAAGAGCTATAGCTGACCAAAATAAAATTGAAAAAGATGGCGGATTTGTTACCTGTTTTCCAAATGCGTTTAAATGGATAAAAGATGGCTACTATGAAGTATTTCTTTGTGTACAAGAACCAAAAAGCAAGTTAAAATTAAAGTCCAGGAATAATATTCCATTTTAAACCCGCCTTATGACTTTTTTTAAAAGATCAGCTATTGATCGAGATTTAACTTTTCGAGTTCCAGATTACAATTGTTTTGCTTGTAATGATTCTGGAATTGTACATAATTCTGATGGATATTTATCTAATGAATTACCAGGTTACAATCAAAATTATGATTTAGCTATTATTTGTTGGTGTCAAGCTGCTTATCCTCAACAAGCAGATGATGGTTCAAGAGTAAAATCTGGCTTTCGTGATGAATCTTCAACTATATGTAACAATGTTGGAGTAGATATACCAAAGGATAAAACTAGATTAATTCATACTTTAAGAAAAGAAAGTTGGGAAGCTACTTGTAAAGAATTAAATAAAATTAGACAAGAAAATTTAAAAGGAAATAAAATGGAACTTCCTAGTTATATTCTTAAAGTTAAACAACAATTAACTAATTCAAAAGGTATTTTTAATGACATCAGAGAGACAACAACCAGTAATTAAATCTTTAAAAAAATTATTGTTTAAAGCTGAAGTAATTGCAGCGGCTATTCGTGATAATGCTATAGAAGAAAAGATGCCAATTGAAAAAGAATTGATATTATCAGTTCATAACCAATTAAAATCAATAGACAGATCATTAGATTATGCAGGAAAAATCGGAAAACACGATCTCAATCCAGGAATTAAATCAAGATCCGAACAATGCTCGATTAAGAACTGATCGATCAGCTAAATTAATTTCTGAATCTTTAGAAAAATTTGGTACCGGTAGATCAATTGTTATTGATGAAAACAATACAATTATTGCTGGTAATGGAACTATTGAAGGTGCAAAGGCTGCCGGAGTTAAAAATGTAAAAGTTATAGAAACTAATGGAGATGAAATTATTGCAGTAAAAAGAACTAATTTAACTAAAGATCAAAAAGTTGGTTTAGCTATTGCTGATAATAGATCATCTGATTTATCTGAATGGGATAGAGAAGTTCTTGAAGAACTAACTATGGATTATGATTTAAAACCTTTTTTTGATGATGATGATTTATCACAATTATTGGGCGATGGTGAAATTAAAGACTTTGAAGGTTCACGAGAACATGGAGAAGCAGAATTTAGTGAATTTGATAATACTTGCCCACGCTGCGGTTTTGAATTTAATAATAAAAAATGATAGAAAAAAAACTTGGTTCTTGGCAATTATCTGATTTAAAAGATATTAAAAAAAATAATTTAAATGTTTTTAGTTGTTTTCACTGTGGCGGCGGTTCTTCAATGGGCTATAAACTTGCAGGCTTTAATGTTTTAGGCGGAGTTGAAATTGATAAAGAAATGATGGCTATTTATAGAGCTAACCATAAACCAAAATATAGTTATTTAATGGGAGTCCAGGAATTTAATAAATTAAACGAAATACCTGAAGAACTAAAAAATTTAAATATTTTAGATGGTTCACCACCTTGTTCAACTTTTAGTATGGCAGGTAAGCGTGAAAAAAAATGGGGTACTGAATATAAATTTAGAGAAGGTCAAAAATATCAAAGGCTTGATGATTTATTTTTTCATTTCATTCAAACAGCTAAACTTTTACAACCTAAAGTAGTTGTTGCTGAAAATGTAAAAGGTTTAATTGCTGGAAATGCTCGTGGTTATGTTAAAGAAATATTCAGAGATTTTAAAAAAGCTGGTTATGAAACTCAGTTATTTTTATTTAATGCAGCAAAAATGGGTGTACCGCAAGCAAGGGAAAGAACTTTTTTTATTGCACGCCGATCTGATTTAAATTTAAAACCATTTAAACCTTTATTTAATGAACAACCTATTTCAGTTGCAGAAGCATGTAAAACAATTGAACCTAATACAGAAGAAAAATTAATTAGTGATAAATTAAAAGAACTTTGGTTTAAAGTAAAACCTGGTAAATCATTTTCAACTGTTCACCCAAAAGGGCATTGTTTTAACATGAGTACTGTTAATCCTCGATTACCTTCGCGTACTGTAACTGCAACTCAAGGATTAGTTTATTGGAATAAACCTAGATATTTAAATTCTTATGAAATAAAAAGAATACAAACTTTTCCAGAGGATTTTAACTTTTTAAATACAGATCCGTGCTATGTAATGGGTATGAGTGTTCCCCCTTTTATGACTCAGCGTGTAGCATTAGAAATATACAAACATTGGTTTCAAAAGGATAATTAATTAATGGCAGCTGCTGAATCAAGCAAAATTGAGATAGATGTCAGAGTACAAAAGCTTTCTCGTATCATTGCGCGAGGTGGTAGAAGGTCTGATTGCCTACGATACGCTAGGGAAAATTGGGGGGTGTCTGAAGGTACTGTTGATAATTATTTAAAAAAAGCAAGAGATGAAATTAAAAAAGATTGGGATATTGAAAGACCCCAAATGATTGCTGATTTATTAGCTCAATGTTCTACTTTACAAATGGAAGCAAGAAGCGCAGGTCAATTTAATATTGCACTTGGAGCTATAAATACTGCAGCAAAATTAGCTGATCTTTGTTCGTGAGTTTTTTAGATACTTTAAAACAAGGTCATGTATTAAGCGGTAATGGTTTATATGAATTACCTTCAGCAAATGAAGTTATAACTAAAATTAAAAATAACTTATTACCTCATCAGGAAAAATTTTGTAAAGATATTGAACATAGAAAATTAGCTTTAGTTTGTGGTTTTGGTGCTGGTAAAACTTATGCTTTAGTTTCAAAATCTTTTATGCTTGCAGCTATGAATGTTGGACATATTTCAGCTGTTTTTGAACCTACGTCGCCTATGCTCCGGGACATTTTAATGCGAACTATGAATGATTTGCTTGAAGAATGGCAGATACCATATACTTTTAGAGCTTCACCTCTTCCAGAATATGTATTATCTTTTCAAGAAGGTTCACATACAATTTTATTAAGAACTATTCTTACATACCAACGCCTTCGAGGACAAAATCTCTGTGCAGTTGGATTTGATGAGGCTGATACTGTACCAAAAAGAGACGCGGAGCAAGCTATGAATATGGCTTTAGCAAGATTGAGATCGGGTAATATTCAACAATTTTATGCAACAACAACTCCTGAGGGTCATTCATGGGCGTTTGAAACATTTGAAAAAAATGCAAAAGAAGATACAAGATTAATAAAAGCAAAAACAAGCGATAATCCATATTTACCCGAAGGTTTTATTGATTCTTTATTAGAAAATTATCCTCCGCAACTTATCCAGGCATATCTTAATGGAAACTTTACGAACCTTACAACCGGAGCTGTTTATTCAAGATTTGATAGAAATAAACACTTAATTAACAATATTCCTTTTGATATAAAAATGGAAACACTTTTAATAGGAATCGATTTTAACGTGATGAATTGTAATGCAGTCGTAGCAGTTAAAGACAGAGATAAATTAATTGTTATTGATGAAGTAACAAAACAAAATGATACTGATGCACTGGCTCAAGAAATTAAAAGAAGGTATCCTAACAATAAAATATTAGTTTATCCAGATGCTAGTGGTGCTGCCAGATCAACAATTAACGCTTCAAAAACTGATATTGCCATTTTGCAAAGCTACAATTTCACAAGCATGGCGTTACGCAGCAACCCACCAATTAAAGACCGAGTTCAAACCTTACAAGCACTCTTGGAAAACAGCAAAGGACGGGTGCGTTTGGCGATTCATGCCAGTTGCCGACGCTTAATTGAATGTTTAGAATTACAAAGTTATGATGAAAAAAGTGGAGATCCAGACAAGCAAAATGGATATGATCATCTTAATGATGCATTAGGTTACCTTGTATATAGAGAATTTTCAATTATTCATGCAAAGGCAGGTCGCCCAACTGGTATTAGAATATATTAAAAGTAATGATATTATGAGGAAAAACCGTGTATAGTTCACTAGATATTTACAATCAACCTGTAACTTTAGCTCCTACAACGGTTGCTTCTCCAAATTCTGCTTATCAAAGAATGGCAAATTTTTGGGGTTTGGTTGAAGATTTAAAAGAAGGCACATATAAAATTAGAAGTGAGCATAGAAAATACCTCCCACAAGAAAGCAGGGAAACAAATGATAGTTATGACGTTAGATTAAGCAGATCCACTGTTGTTCCTTACTTGCAGCGTATTGAAAAGATGCTGTCAGGTATGTTAGTAAGAAAACCAATTAGACTTGATGATGTATCTGATTTAGTTAGAGAACAGCTTTTTGATGTCGATTTAGAAGGAAACGATTTGAATGTGTGGCTTTATCAAACATCAAGAATTGCAATTAGCTTCGGTCATTGTGGTGTGCTTGTAGATGCACCGAAAGAAGGAGAAAAGGCAAGGCCATATTGGGTTACTTATGCGCCAAAAGATATTCTTGGCTGGAGGACAGAAATTATTGATGGAATTAGAAAGTTAACTCAATTACGATTGATGGAACAGGTGGTTGAATCTGATGGTAAATATGGAGAAAAGATTGTAAAGCAGATTAGGGTATTGGAACCTGGGCGATATGAAATCCATAGAAAAAACAATAAGGGTGAATATAAATTACATGATGAGGGAGAGATGAGCATTAAGGATAAGATTCCTTTTTCTGTTGCTTATTCAAACAGGGTTGGAATGTACGAATCACGAAGTCCTTTATATGACATTGCAGAACTGAACCTTAAGCATTATCAGATACAGAGTGACCTGTTTAATATTTTACACATTAGTGCAGTTCCTAATTTAGTAGTTTATGGCTATCCAAATGCAGATGAGATAACAACAGGACCGAATGAAGCATTATCATTACCACCTGAATCAAGAATGGAATATGTTTCACCTTCTGCGGATAGCTATGATGCACAATTCAAACTTCTTGAAGATTTAAAAGATCAGATAAATACTTTGTCATTAGCTGCAGTGTTAGGGCAGAAGTTAGTTGGCGAAACAGCGGAAGCTAAACAAATAGACCGTTCTCAGAATGACAGCACAATGATGGTTGTTGCTCAACAAATGCAAGACTTAATTGATAATTGTTTAAAATTTCATAGTGAATATCTAAATGAACCTAATGCTGGCAGTTCTTTTGTTAATAGAGATTTTGTTACTGCAAGATTAACACCACAGGAGATTCAAGCATATTTACAGCTTTATACAACTGGCACTATTACACAGGAA